GCTTCAAGTATTTGAGTTTATGCGTGCCACTTTCGACACTGTCTGCTGTGGCTTCCAGCGCCTACGTAAAATGGGTCGTTGGATACCTTCTAGTGCAATTAGAGCACTAGCTAAGTTAAAGCTGAAGATCTGGAATTCACCCGATCTTGCAGCTCAAGAAGTTAAGCAGGTAGCCGCTAAATGCTACGAGTACTTCTTCTCCCCGGAGGGAGTTTTCCTACACAGTGATTTAATTCGCTGGTTAGGAAAGGTTAAGGATAGGGACGCCATCGTGCAATTAAGCGCGATGGGTCGTGCCCTGCCCTCCCCTTTGAAGATCAAAGATGACCTTCTGAGAGAATTAGAGGCAAGATTAACCTCTAATCCCGAGGTCGAAGACCCGGGGTGGAGGCCGTGGGTGAGAAATTACCTACTAGACCTTAAATCCAAGGTTCCCTTTTCTTATTTTGTGGAACCGAGTGTATCCGGCGCAATAGGTTATTTGCGTAAGGATATGGGACATTCAAAGGCATATATGCATTTGGTGTCTCTAGGCTTATCGTTGCATATTCGCGACAATGAACCCACGACCCTCCTGCCATCGAAACGGCCGGGTTGGGTAAAGCTGGATAGGCCTACGGATGAAAAAGTCTATAAGATTTTTAAAGACAATTTCCCTAAGTTTATCCCGCCGAAGAATGTTTCTTCAGTCCAAAAAGGCTTTCTCACCCCAAATTATTTTGAGGTTGAGAAGAAGAAAGTGTATAAAGGATTATTAACACTTCCCTGTTGGCATCACCTCCAGCATGTAGATCATGCTTGGAGGACTTTTGCTGATGGAACCGTGGTCACCCCTGAAAAGTCAGGAAAGGACCATAAGAGGGCCTTTGCCGCGGATCGGAAAAGGACCTGTGCGCAGATACATAATAAGTATTTCTACGCTGCCCGCGACTCTTCTGTTCGTGGGAACAACTCTCTCAACAAATTCTTGTCGGAGAGGATGATGGAGGCCGCGTTCTTCATAGTGGAGAACACAGACATCCTTCCGGTGCAGCCTTTGGTAGCAGCGGAGAAGGGGCTTAAGACGAGAATTCCGACAAAGTCCCTTACAGCTGTAAATTTATTACAGAGTGTTTTGCGGAAGGCGATGGATTCCCTTTTAATGGGTGACCCTTCGTGTTCCAAGTCCCTTGGTGGTAATCTGGATCTTCCAGCCCAACCTCGAGGAACTAAACTTTCCATAGACTTGTCTTCTGCGACGGATTTTCATCCGTTTTGGTTGACAATAACAGCCTATGAGGAGTTATGTGACCTTTTCCCTAATGAATTGGGAAGGTTCAAGCCTTTGCTTCCAAAATTATTGGGGAGCAAGCTTGTTGTAGAGCCTATGCTATTAGAGCAGCATTATCCTCCACCTGAGCCGGAGATTCCTCTCTGGTCCATTGTCGCTGAGTTTGCACAACCGTTGCTAGTCTCCGACAAAGATTGTCCTGCCTTGCCAGAGGATTGGCGAGAGCGAGCACAAATGTATCCAGAGTTATATATTTCCTGGGTACGCGGTATCCGTGAGTTCACAGAAACCGAAGGTCGGGCTTATGTCACGACAGTCGGGGAGATGATGGGAGACCCCACGTCTTTCCCGATTATGCCTATGGTTACAATTTATGTATGCCATCAGCTAAGATTACCTAGTCCCCAAACCTATGGAGACGATGGTGTTCTAACATTACTCAGGGAAGTACTCCCAGAGGATGTGAACGGAAAGTTCCGTTCCCTAGGTTCTCGCCCTTCTGAGGCTAAGACCTGGGTCCATCCCACAGATTATTTATTCTGTGAGGTAGTATATAAGAAGGGTAAGCCACTTTACAAAGAATTATTATCTTTGTGGAGCGCCCCTCCCGGAGCTAGTAAGGGTACTTTAAACTGGTACAACTTACCTTCTTCCCAAAGAGGACAATATGTCTCTTATGGTTCTATCCCGGATAAGAAGATTCTTAAAAGGGAAGGACTGTACCCTTACTCCAAGTTTGTTGGAGATTGGGAAGCTGCTCTCCACATGGGTATTCCATTAGGAGCAGTGGGTTTTATGGGAGGGATTTCTCACCCCTCTTACCCTGTTTTGCCTAGGAAAGAACTTCGCTTGGCAAATCGGTGGATGGCGTTACTATCCTCCATGCCCTTGCGTAAGCTTATAGTTCACCATGGGCTGACGCTTGTCGAATCTAATTCTGACAAACGACTTGCGACTATCACAGAGCATCAATTTGATCTGTTATTCGCCAAGGCAGTGGGACCTTCAAAGACAGAAGGGGCCACGTCTGTTACTGAAGCAGCTAACAGATTTAAGGAGCCAATTACGACATCCTTAATCTTTGACAGGGGTATTAAGCCAAATGTCAAGACTCCCTCCGTGTATAGACTTGCGAATAAGTTTAGGCACAGGGTAATGAGGACCAAGCCGGGACGTCCCGGATCGTACTCTAAACTCCGGTTAGACCTCGAATCTAAGAGAGATCGAGATTATACTGGAACCCTCCCGAAAGAGGGTGTGTTGGAAAGGACATTCGGTCCCTCCCATCACGCTTCACCTTTGAGGCTTCCGGGCCCTTTTGTGAAGAGGTTTTGGTCCTACCAGACGTTGAAAGAGCACGAAAGGTAGGTCAAACCAACGGTGAGGTAAAACATCGTTACCAAAGCC